ACAAGTAAATTCACAAGTTGTCGGTAGACACATCTACGGCAATAACAAACACATCCCAGCTTTTATCAATGATGAATTTCCAGGTGAAATAGCATTTGATAGAAACCAAATTAACGTATCTACGATAGATATCGAGGTACAATCCGATGCAGGATTCCCAGAGCCTGAACAAGCAGCTCACGAGATTACTGCAATCTGTATGAAAAACAATATTGACAACACATTTTATGTGTGGGGTCTTAAAGACTATGATGTTGAAAATAGCATCATGCAAGAAAATCGTGTTGTCTATAAACACTGTAAAACCGAATCAGAACTTTTACTTGACTTTATTGCTCATTGGTCTTTACCGTCGCAATGTCCGGATGTAATCACTGGTTGGAACTCACGGTTCTTTGATATACCTTATATCGTAAACCGTATTATTAAAATTCACGGAGAAGAGTTTGTCCGTAGATTATCTCCATGGGGATTGATTGATCGTCGTGATATTACGACAATGCAACGTAAGCAAATGGCATATGAAATACAGGGTATTGCTCAAATGGATTACCTGGATTTATTTAAAAAGTTTGGTTACTCTTATGGTCCACAAGAAACTTATAAACTTGATCATATTGCTTCAGTTGTTCTCGGTGAGAAAAAACTAAGTTACGAAGAACATGGCAATTTACATACTCTTTACAAACATGATCATCAAAAGTTTATTGACTATAACATCAAAGACGTTGATCTAGTAGATCGATTCGAAGATAAAATGGGATTGATTACACTTGCTCTAACTATGGCATATCGTGGTGGTGTAAACTACAGCGATGTTATGGGTACTACTGCAATATGGGATGCAATCATATTTCGTAATTTGTACGCTAATCAAGTGATAATTCCCTTTGCTGAAGAAAAGTTTAAAACGCCTTATCCTGGTGGTTATGTTAAAGATCCGCATGTCGGAATGCACGAATGGGTAGTTTCTTTTGATTTGAACTCTCTGTATCCATCTATTATTATGCAAAACAATATGTCTCCAGAAACTATTATTCCTGGTAAAGTTGCTAATGTCAATGTTGACAATCTTCTTTCCGGAGAAACTCGTCCAAGATTAGAAGCTAATGAATGCGCAGCAGCTTCTGGCCAATACTTTAAAACCGATAAGCAGGGCATTCTACCAAAGATTATTGACGAAATGTACAGCGAACGTGTTGTAATAAAAAGACAAATGATTAACTCACAGCGCGAACTAGAAAAGATTGATAAAAATGATAAACAAGAACTATACCGAGTCCAAAGGGATATCGCGATTGCAGAAAATCAACAGATGTCTATTAAAATTCTCCTTAATTCTCTTTATGGTGCTCTCGGCAACAAGTATTTCAGATTCTTCGATCAACGAATCGCAGAAGGAATTACACTTACTGGACAGCTTACGATTCGATGGGCTGAAAAGGCAATCAACACTTACCTCAACAAAGTGCTTAAAACCAACCGCGACTACGTACTTGCCATTGACACAGATTCCGTGTATGTATGCCTAGACGATCTCGTATCAGCGGTTAACCCTAAAAATCCATTAGAGTTTGTAGATACCGTTTGTAAAGAAAAGCTCGAAGAAGTTCTTGAAAAATCGTATGGTGATTTGTTTGATATCATGGGTGGTATCGAAAATCGTATGGTTATGAAACGTGAAGCTATTGCTGACCGTGGTATTTGGACTGCTAAAAAACGATACATCTTAAATGTCCTTGATAACGAAGGAGTACGTTACGCCGAACCTAAACTTAAGATCATGGGCATCGAAGCAATCAAATCTTCGACACCAGCACCTTGTCGTGAAGCCCTTAAAGAAATGTTTAAAACAATTATCGGAGGAACTGAACGTGATGTACAGAACAACATCGAATCATTCCGAACGTATTTTAAAACATTGTCACCAGATCAAATTGCATTTCCACGTGGAATCACAAATCTAACACAGTTTAAAGATAAACAAACAATCTATCGCAAAGGAACTCCAATCCATGCACGTGGCGGTATCTTATACAACAAGATGTTAAAAGATATGTCACTAGATAAGCAATACAACAAAATTCAAAATGGCGAGAAAATCAAGTTTATATACTTGCGCACTCCAAATCACATCAAGGAAAACGTAATCTCTTTCTTAGATTATCTTCCGGAAGAGTTTGGCTTGCATCGTTATATTGATTACGATACACAATTTAATAAAACATTCTTGGATGTTATCGACCCGATCTTATCGGCTGTCGGATGGAATTCTAAAGAGATAGCGACGCTCGATGAATTCTTTTAAAATAACTGTGTACAAACCATTAAAGTCGTGTTATAATATACCACATATAGGAGAAAAAGATGAAAATAGTAAGACTGACAACAGGTGATGAAGTCATTTGTAATGTCGAAGAAACAGAAAACTCGGTTGCGATAAGTGATGCATTTTCTATGGTAGCTACGGAGCCAGGCAAGATTGGATTTATTCCATTTATGTCCTATGCTAAAGATGAGCAATTTGTAATTGATAAGCAATTTGTCGTTATGATCGTAGATCCAGTTGATGAAATCGTAGATCAGATTAGATCTATGACAAGCGGAATTGTTACACCACCAAAACAAGGAATTATTGTATGAGCAAGAACTGGGTAGAAGACATCGAAAAGATGCAAGATAAATTCGGAACTCTTGATTGGGTATTTGATAACAAAAAAGATGTAGACAAGCTAAAATCTTTTCTAAGATTTAGAATCGAGTTTTTGCAAGAAGAACTTGACGAAACACGTAATGCTTATAAAGTAATGGATGCGGAAGAAATCGTAGATGGTTTAATTGATCTATGTGTCGTGGCAATTGGAACACTTGATGCTTTTGGCGTTGATGCCTATAAAGCTTGGGACGAAGTTCTAAAAGCAAATATGACTAAAAACGTTGGCGTTAAAGAAGGCCGACCAAATCCGTTGGGACTACCAGATCTTATGAAACCAGAAGGTTGGAAAGCTCCATCTCACGAAGGTAATCATGGTATCCTTAACGATATTCGATAGTATATACGACAACAAAACTATTAAACGAGTTGATTATAGTTCGTTTGATGGCTTTGAGAAAGTATTATACAAACTAGCAGGTAGCGATAAGTATCAGAAAAAAACTGATGCTCCTTTAATATCACCTGCGATTTATCAACCTGGAACCACTCGCGCAAATGCTAATGTCATTGAGTGGGCTGGTTTTGGTATTGTAGATGTTGACGATTATGAAGGATCTATTGAAGACATACACGAGAAGTATTCTAAATATAAGTATGTATGTTATTCTACAGCAAGTTCATCTAAAAGCCATCCTAAATTTAGGTTGGTATTTCCGTTAACAGAATCCGTTATAGCGGATAAAATAAAGCACTTTTGGTTTGCACTTAATAAAGAAATAGGAGACATCGCAGATGCCCAAACAAAAGATTTATCCAGAATGTACTACGTCCCAAGTAAATATAAAGGGTCTTACAACTTCATATTCACACACGACGGAATCATCATGGACCCAAACGAACTTATGGAACGACACAGATATGTCGTATCAAATGAATCGTTTTTCGATAAGTTACCTGACTCTATTAAAAGGAGTCTTATACAACATCGACAAGAAAAACTCAATAACACTGACTTTTCATGGACAGGATATCAAGACTGCCCTTTTGTAAACAAGAAACAAATTGAAGATTACAAGAAAATTACTGGCTCAGGTTGGTATTTACAAATGTACAAGATTATGGTTTCCACCGCAGGTAATGCAATGCAGAGAGGTTATCCCATCTCAGCAAAAGAAATTGCCTGGATTTGTTCTGATTTGGACAATGATACTGGTGGATGGTATGGTAAACGGGATATGGTTAAAGAAGCCGAAAGAGCAATTGATTTTGTTTTTCGAAATAATATATAGGAGAAAAAATGGCTATTAAAATGTTACACAGTCAAGTCTTAGTGACCGCGACTGAAAAAGAAGAAACCACATCGGGTGGTATTATATTAACTGGAGATACTACGAAGGGTTCAAAACCTGCTTTAGTGTTAGCAGTTAGTGAATATGCTGCATGTCAAATTGAAGTTGGAGATAGAGTATTCTTAGATTGGAATAAAGCTATGCCGGTAGACTATGAAGGAAGCGCTGCAGCAATAATTGATGTTGAAGATATCAAGGCGGTGATAAGTGTATAGGTACAGAGTTTATATCACGAGAGTAGTTGATGGAGATACTGTTGACGTAGATGTCGACTTAGGTTTTAGTACAGTTCTAAAAAAGCAAAGAGTTCGAATGATGGCAATTGATACTCCAGAATCTAGAACCAGAGATTTAGAAGAAAAATTCTATGGTAAACAATCAAAGTACTTTTTAGAAGGTTTATTAAAAGATCAAAAAATTCAACTATTGTCTCACGACAAAGGTAAGTTCGGTAGAATTTTAGGTGAACTCTTTATAGACGGATTAGAAACTTCAGTTAATCAAACTATGATTAATAACAATCATGCTGTTCCATATTACGGTGGTAATAAAGAAGAAACTGAAAACCATCATATGGCAAATCGCAAAGCTTTAAACGAACAAGGTATTGTATATGTGGCTAAGTGATTTAAAAAATCATATTGACGGATTAAAATTTACTGTTACTCAAGAAGATGTTGAAAGACACACTAACGAATATAATAGCGTCGAAGGATACCAAGATAAGTCTGGTTATTCAAGCCGAGCAAATGTTGATTCAGAGTACGTCGAGGAACACCTCGCGAAAACTTTTCCAGATGATTTAGAAAAAATTACTGAGAATCCGTTAAAGTTTTTTGCGGATATTAGATTGCAATCGGATTATAAAACACTTATTGACTTTAAAGAAATAGCAGGAGATTTTTTTAATCCTCAGCATGACGTTGAAAGATATCTAAGAGCGTTTGCCGAAGGTAAACTAACACACTTTTGTTTTTATAGAACGAATAGAGAAAGAGCTGATAAAAATATACCATTAGTAATAGAAGCAAATACCGAGTTGACAGTTGAGTTCTTATGTATATCAGATCCTCATACTGTGTTTTCTTGCAAACCAACTAAGTATGGTAGTATTCCAATTAAAAGTATAATGCAAATGTCCAAGCACTCAGAATATTGTATTTTGTGAAAATAACTGTGTACATTCCAAGTTACCTGTGTTATAATAACCATATAAAATTAAAAAGGCATTATTATGAAATTCGATGAAGGCAAAGCACCATTAGCTTTAATACCACCAGAAGCACTATTAGAAATTGCTGAAGTATTTGGCTTTGGTGCTGAAAAGTACGGTGTTAATAATTGGCGTGATGACGGTGATTCTACTAGTAAACTTAGAACATATTCATCTATTCAAAGACATCTCAATGCTTGGCATGCAGGCGAAGACCTAGATCCAGAATCAGGCAAAACACATTTATCGCATGCCGCAACACAATTAATGATCTTAATGATGCATTGTAACGAACAT